CGGTGTGCAAGGTGCTGTATGATCTGCTGCCGTATATCGACAGGGGGTGCAGACGATGAGAAAGCACGACAGACGGACGCGCGAGCAGCGCAAGGCAGACGAGGCAATGCTTTTTGCCGGTATCTGCCTGCTGCTGGCGGCGGTGCTCATCGCGGTCTCGGCGATGATGTGATGTACATTTGCGAATGGTGCGGGCTGGCCTTTGACGAGCCCGATGTCTTGTGCAGGCGCGATAACCTTGACGGGGAGCGCGGCTATGCCCTTGTGACGGAAAAGTTCTGCCCGGACTGCGGCGCAGAGGAAATGTATTTTGAAGAATTGGAGGAGACCGAAGATGGATAACACCCTGATGAAAGTGACTCAACTCCCCGTGATCGAGGAGCATTTGATGAGCCGGAAGGAGCAGACGGAGCAGCGCGTCGCAGAGGCAATGAGCCTTGTCTGCACCGACGAGACCTTAACCAGCGTGAAGAACATTCGCGCCGAAATGAACCGCGAGTTTGCCGATGCCGAGACCCAGCGCAAGGCCATTAAAGCCGCAATCATGGAGAAGTACGACAGCTTCGAATCCGTCTACCGTGAGTGCATCGCCGACCCGTACAAGCGCGCCGACGCAGACCTGAAAGCCAAGATCGACGCGACGGAAAGCGAGATCAAGAGCCGCTGCGAGGAAATGCTGCTGGGCTATTTTCGGGAGCTGTGCGCGGTCAACGAGATCGACTTTCTTTCGTTCGGGCAGACCGGCGTTAAGGTCGATATGGCGAGCGCCAGAGCCAAGACGCCGAAGAAGCTCATGGAGCAGATCAAGCTAAAGGTGGACGGCGTGGCGCAGGACATGAAAACCATCGGCACGATGGGCGAGAACGCGCCGGAGATCATGGTGGAGTACAAAAAGAACCTCGACCTCTCGCTTGCGATCTCCGTTGTCAACGAGCGTCACCGCCGCGCCGAGGAAGAGCGCGAGGTCGTGAAACGCCGCACGGAAATGGAGGAGGCCCGTGCTGCCGGAGCACCCGTCCGCGAGGATACCGGCGCAGCGGCCCCGCAGGTCGTCCCGAAGCGCGTGGAGCAGGCGGCGGTCGAACGCCTCACGGTGTCGTTCCGCGTGACCGATACGCGCGAGCGCCTACGCCTTTTGAAGCAATTCCTTGTCAGCAATGGCTATCAGTACGAATGATTATTTGAGGAGGACATTACGATGAACGAAATGCAGACCTACAACAGCACCGAAGTTGTGAGCGCCAAGAGCGTGAACACCGAAATGATGATCTCCCGTCAGGCACAGGAAGTGCAGGCGGCAATGGTCGTCGCCAAGCGTTTCCCTCGTGACGAGATCGAAGCGAACAACCGCATTCTCAACACCTGCAAGCGCAAGAGCCTTGCCGAGCGCGCGATCTATGAATACCCGCGCGGCGGCGAGAATGTGACCGGCCCGTCGATCCGTCTCGCCGAGGTCATGGCGCAGAATTGGGGCAACCTCGACTTCGGCATTACCGAGCTGGAGCAGAAGAACGGCGAGAGTACCGTCATGGCCTACTGCTGGGATTTGGAGACCAACACCCGCCAGACGAAGATCTTCACCGTGCCGCATATCCGCTACACCAAGAAAGGCAGCGTTGCCCTCACCGACCCGCGCGACATTTATGAAATGGTCGCCAATCAGGGCGCGCGCCGTATGCGCGCGTGCATTCTTGGCATTATCCCCGGCGACGTGGTAGACGCCGCTCTTGCGGCGTGTACCAAGACGATGATGGGAAAGAGCGATGAACCCATGATCGACCGCGTACGCAAGATGGGACAGGCGTTCAAGGATGACTTCGGCGTACCGATGGAGTGCCTTGAAAAGTACATCGGCTGCAAGGCCGAAGCGTTCACGGCGCAGAGCATCGTGCGCCTGCGTAATGTGTATACCTCACTGAAAGAGGGACGCGCGAGCCGCGAGCAGTATTTTGATCTCCCGACCGTCGAAGTGGACGAGACCACAGGCGAGGTCAAGGGCGAGCTGCCCGCTCCCGCTGACGCCCTCGGTACGCCGGACGACGGAAAGACCGGCACCACCAAGCAGGTGAGCATGAATGATCTGTAAGGTCAAGGTCATTTCGACCGGCTCCAAGGGGAACGCCGTACTGCTGAATGATGAAATACTCATTGACTGCGGCGTTCCCTTTCGGGAACTCGAACCATACTGCAAGGGATTGAGGCTCGTCCTGCTGACGCATGTTCACGGCGACCACTTCAACCCCGAGACCATCAAGCGCCTGCACTTCCTGCGCCCTGCGCTGCGCTGGTGCGTCCCTCCGTGGCTCATGGAACCGATGGGACGCATCGGCGTGGACCGCCGCGTGACCGACGAGGGCATGGCAGGCCATGTGCTGTTCTACTCCTGTTCCTTTCTCTACCCCGTCTGTGTGTCCTACAATTCCATTCCTCACGATGTTCCGAATTGTGCGTGGCATATCGAATTTGCAAACGGCGAGCGCGTGTTCTATGCGACGGACTGCGCCTCGCTGGACGGCATTGTGGCGCAGGACTACGACCTTTATCTGATCGAAGCCAATTACGGCGAAGAGGAGATACAGGAGCGCATGAAGCGCAAGCTGGAGGCGGGAGAATTCAGCTATGAGAGCCGCGCGATGGAGAGCCATCTATCCCGCGAGCAGGCGCGCGCATGGCTCGCCCAAAACGCCGCCATCGGCAAGAGCCATGTGCTCTATCTGCACCAACACCAAAGCGAGGAGGAATTGAAATGAGCATGAATCGAATCTGCCTGATGGGACGCATCGGGCGTGACTTGGAGCTGAAAAAGACGAACAGCGGCGTATCCGTTGTGTCGTTCCCTCTTGCCGTTGATCGCAACGGCAAAGAGGGCGGCACGGACTGGATCGACGTTGTCGCATGGCGCGGCACGGCAGAAGTGCTCTGCAACTACGCCGATAAGGGTCGCATGATCGGCGTCGAGGGGCGCTTGCAGATGCGCGACTGGACGGACAAGAACGGCAACAAGCGTAGGAGCTACGAGGTGCAGGCTGACAGCGTGTATTTCGCGGACAACAGGCGCTCGGAGGGTAACAACACCGCCGCACCGCAATACGCCGCAGAGAGCGCCGCAGGCGGCTTTGCAGAGGTCAGCGAGGACGACGGCGAGCTGCCGTTTTAAGGGAGTAGTCTATGGCAAAGAGCGGGATCGATTACTTTCCGCTTGATGTCACATTGAACGCAAAGTTTGAACTGATAGAAGCAGAATTTGGCTTGACAGGATTTGGTGTAGTCGTTCACTTGCTGCAAGAGATTTACGGCAAGGCGGGTTACTACATTGAATGGACAGAGGAGGTTGCGCTTTTGTTCGCCCGCAAGGTCGGGTTGGGTGGGAGCGTCGTTTCCGAAATAATAGAGGCTTCTATCAGACGAGGGATGTTCGACAAAGAGAAGTATGACAAGTACCACGTGTTGACCTCTAAGGGCATACAAGAAAGGTACTTCGAGGCAGTCAGCCGCCGCAAAACTCTTGAAGTCGATTACAACATCCTTCTGGTTGATGTTGCCAAAATTTTGCCCAATGCTTACATTTCTGCGAAAAATGTAAACATTTTTCCAAAAAATGCTGACATCGAACGACAAAGTAAAGTAGAGAAAAGTAGAGTAGAGAAGAGTAAAGAAGAGTACATATTATGCGCTGAGCCGCAAGCGGCTAACGCGCCGCCGGTGATTTCTTTGCCGCTGAATGACGGGACTTTTTTCGACGTGTCGGAGAATGACAGGGCCAAATGGTCGCAGCTCTATCCGAACGTTGACGTTCTACAACAGCTCAGAAACATGGCGGGATGGTGCGACGCGAACCCATCGAAGAGAAAGACGCGCAACGGGATAAAACGCTTTATCACTTCTTGGCTTGCCAGAGAGCAGGACAAGGGGCGCGGACCTGTTGCGCCTGCCCAGCAAGGGAAAAATGTTCAGCCGAGCGGAAACAATGGCTGGATGAAAGACTTCCTGAAAGGGGGCTGAACGCCTATGAGCGGGTATCGAGGGGGCATTTTCAAGTGCCCGTTTTACTCGCGGGACTACCGCGACTATCTCAACTGCGAGGGCGCACAAGTCAAGCTACCAAAAGAAGAGCTGGACGAATACACGCGGCGCTACTGCGCCAACGAAGAATGGCGGCGCTGCCCGATCGCTCGGGCGCTGACGCTGCACTACGAAAGGACGGAGAACCGATGAGCGAAAGAAACAGAGACAAGGTAAAACGGCTTGAGCACGAGCTCGGCAGATACCAGAAAAAAGTCGGCGAGCTGATGAAAGCGAATGCGAAGCTGCACGAGGATATAAAAGGGCTGAACCAGCTGCGCATGGCGTTCGACGCTTGGATTATCCAGATCGCGCTTGCCTACGGCGAGGCAGTGAAGGACCCCGACACGGGAGAAGATATCCCACGCATGAAGGCGCTCCACCTCGAAAGGCCGAAGGTGAACCCGTTGCTTGGGCAATACGAGATTCACCAGCGCGTCGATGAGAAGAACATGATGCACATTGCGGTCGGCCTGCGGGACGACCCCTCGGACAGCAAGGAGGAGGCACACGATGGCGCTGACATCAGCTGACCTCGCGAGGCTGGGGCCGCAGGCGCAGAAGCAGGTGCTTGACAAGCTGGCAGGCACGCAAAAGCCGAAGAAAAGCAAGTACGGCAATCGATTTACGCCGCGCGTTATGCCTAACGGGAAAGTGCATGAGTTCAAGAGTGCCAAAGAGGCGAGGCGTTATGACGAGTTGGCCTTGATGGAGAGGCAAGGGCTTATTCGAAATTTGCAGATAGAGCGATCTTTTACACTGCAAGAGACCTACATCTGCTCGGACGGATCACGCGTTAAGCCAGAGAGATATTTTGCGGACTTTGTCTATGAACGGCCTACCGCGCCCGACTGCAACGGGCAAGTCTACTGGCTGCAAGAGGTCGAGGATGTCAAGGGGAAACGGACGCAAATGTATCTCAGAAAGAAAAACGAAATGTTGGCGAAGTATGGCATCACGATCCGCGAGGTGTGAGATGAGTTTTGAACACTGCCACAGCTGCAAGTCGCCAACGCGGCATGTAGGCTGCCACAGCGATTGCCCGTACTATCAGGCGGATATTGCCAAGTATAACGAGGCGAAGGAAGAGGAAGCGCGCCAAACGCAGGAGCGCGGTGCCTATTGGGGCGCGCGGCAGTTTAAGACGCGGCGCTATCAACGAACGAAATGAGGGAGCAAGAAAAGATGGTCACAGAAATGGAATTAGGTCATCGCATCCGCGATTTGCGCAAGAAGAAAGGTCTTTCACAGTTGTCCTTTGCGGCGGATATTGACGCGCCGCAAAGCACCGTCGCTTTATGGGAAACGGGGAGGTGTTACCCGAGGTTAGAATCGCTTGGGAGATTGGAGAAGGCGTTCGACGTCCCCGTAAGCGCGTTACTGCTCGAGAGCGGAATACCGAAGGGCGTTCCGACTGAGCAGGAAATCGGCAAGCGTATTTTGGCATGGCGTAAGCTGCGCGGGATGACCTTGCAGCAGCTTGCCGACAAGGCGGGCGTCGGGCTGACCACGATACATAACCTCGAAACCGGACTGTGGTACGCGAAAATGCCGACGTACCTGTACATTGCCGAAGCGCTGGGCGTGTCGCTTGACGCACTGATCTACGGGGAGGTACACGCATGAGCAAGATTGTGAGCCCAAAAACGCCGTTTGAGTTCTGCACTTATCCGGTGCTCAAGGAAGCGTTGGAAAAGACGAACTATAACCAGACCGAACTGGCGCAATCCCTCGGCACGTCGCAGTTTACGGTGTCGGCGTGGGCACGTGGAGACAGAGACGTGACGGTGCGGCTGCTGTTGGCGCTGGAAGACCTGACGGGCATGACGTTCCGGGAGCTGTTTGGGGAATGCGAGGGGAGAAGATGAAACACCTCGGCGATATTACGAAGATCAACGGCGCGGAGATCGAAGTCGTGGACGTTATCACCGGCGGCTCACCGTGCCAGGATTTGAGCATTGCAGGGAAACGCGCCGGATTGGCCGGCGCAAGGAGCGGATTGTTCATGGAACAGGTTCGCATCGTAAAGGAGATGAGAGAACATGACAGATCGACTGGACGGACAGGTGACATGGTCAGGCCTCGGTTTATGGTCTGGGAAAACGTGCCCGGAGCATTCTCAAGCAACAAAGGGAGAGACTTCGCGGCAGTCCTCGAAGAGATCATCCGCATCGCAGAACCGGAAGCCCCCGATATTGAAGTGCCTGAAAAGGGTTGGAACACCTGGGGGGGCTACCACGATGAAGTGGGAGGACGATGGAGCGTGGCTTGGCGAGTGCATGATGCGCAACACTGGGGAGTCCCCCAACGTCGCCGTCGTATCTCGGTTGTCGCAGATTTTGGAGGCGACACCGCAGGAGAAATACTCTTTGAGCGCAAAAGCGTGTCAGGGTATCCTGCGGAGAGCGGAACGGCGCGGGAAAGACTTGCCGGAAACGCTGAAAGCGGTTCTTCTTATGCAGTCCGAATTAGGGGGGGCTGTGACGGAGGAGGAAAAGGCGCTTTAGTTCAGGAGGACAAGAGCGGCACGTTAGGCACTGGCAACGACCAGACGATTTTCTGCTTGCAGGGAAACGGGATCGACCGCGCAGACACCGCTGGATGCAATGGGAAAGGCTGGAGGGAGGATATAAGCTACACGCTAAACACCATCGACCGGACGGCAGTGTGCGCAGGGGTGAATAATCATGCGATATTCTGCATGGCTACACAGCAGGGCGGCGCAGAACTTCGGACAGACGACCAATCACCCACATTGACCGCAGCAGCGGGCATGAGCGGGAACAATCAGCCGGTGGTTGCACTGGATATGTCGCACGCCTGCGATGTCATCCGAGAGTGTGGTGAGGTCGTTCCCAGTTTGCAAGCAAGGATGGGCACAGGCGGCAACCAAGTGCCGCCGACGCATCAAATGCAGGGCTTCGGCGATTACCGAGAGGGGGACGTTGCAAGCAGTTGCAAGCAGCGGGACTTTAAGGACAGCACAGACCTTGTTTGTGCTGTTGACTGCCGGAACTTCCGAGAGGGCGGAGAAACAAACGGTACATTGCAAGCAAAAGAAAGCAGAGGGCAAAGCCTGAACCTGAATAATACAGTCCGGCAGAACATGGTGGTGCGCCGCCTTACCCCGATGGAGTGCGAGCGGCTGCAAGGCTATCCGGATGGCTGGACGGACATCGGCGAATGGCGCGACAGCAAGGGCAAGCTGCGCAAGCCGAGCGATAGCCCTCGCTATAAGGCCTGCGGCAACTCAATCGCGCTGCCGTTTTGGGACTTCCTGGCAAAGCGTATCAGTGCGCAATATTTGCGTCCTGTTACGATGGGCAGTTTATTTGACGGAATCGGCGGTTTTCCGCTGGTGTTCGAGCGGCACAACGGCAAGGGCGCGGCGCGCTGGGCAAGCGAGATTGAGGAATTCCCCATCGCCGTAACAAAACTGAGATTTGGGGAGAAATGATTATGTACATCGGAGAACCATTTAGCTGGAAGCCTGCCGCATTTCAGGGCAGCACCGGAATTATGAGCGTGACCACGAAAGAGACGACTGCGCACGGGCGCGTCGTCTACATCAACGAGGCGTACCGCTACTTTACGGCGGAGGCGGATCTCAATGGGAAGAAGCTCAGAGAGAGCTTCAAATTTTAACAAAAATCAGGAGGAATTTCATCATGAACAACAATCAGAACTACATCGTTCGCTGTGACCGCGCAGGCGTGTTTTTTGGCAAGATCAAGGAGCGCAACGGCTCCGAGGTTACCATGACCGATGTTCGCAAGCTGTGGAGCTGGGACGGCGCGTGTGCTGTTGAGCAGCTGGCGCAGGATGGCACAAAAGCACCGGACAACTGCCGTTTTACCGTGACGATCCCGGAAATGACCGTGCTGGGGGCAATCCAGATCATCCTGTGCACGGATAAGGCATCTGCGTCGCTCCGAGGGGTGAAGGAGTGGAAGAGATGACACTTGACGAGAAGATCAAAGCCTTTCTGGCTGCGAGCTCCGGCGACGGCTCCGGCGACGGCTCCGGCTACGGCTCCGGCTACGGCTCCGGCTACGGCTACGGCTCCGGCTACGGCGACGGCTCCGGCGACGGCTCCGGCGACGGCTACGGCTACGGCTCCGGCTACGGCTCCGGCTCCGGCTACGGCTCCGGCGACGGCTCCGGCGACGGCTCCGGCGACGGCTCCGGCGACGGCTCCGGCTCCGGCGACGGCTCCGGCGACGGCTCCGGCTACGGCTACGGCTACGGCTACGGCTCCGGCTACGGCGACGGCTCCGGCATTAAAAGTTTCAACGGAGAGCCGGTTTTTCGAATTGACGGTGTAAACACGCTGATTCGCTCTGTGCGCGGCAACACCGCGCATGGGGCAATCGTGAACGAGGATTTGACGCTCACACCGTGCTACATCGTCAAGCAGGAAAATGTTTTTGCGCACGGCGAAACGCTGCGCGGAGCAATGGAGGCTCTTCGAGACAAGCTTTTCGAGGATATGCCGGAAGATGAGCGCATTGATGCGTTCCTGCGTGAAACAGACCGCGAAAAAACGTATCCGACGCAGTATTTTTACGATTGGCACCACCGTTTGACCGGTTCGTGTGACATGGGGCGAAAGCAGTTTGCCCGCGATCACGGTGTTGACCTCGAGCATGGAATGATGACGCTGACGGAGTTCTTGGAGTTGACAAAAGATGCTTACGGCGGCGATGTGATCCGAAAAGGGATTAGTAAGCTGCAGGAGGTGGAGTGATGGTTTCGGACGAAGCATTGAAAAAGCTGCAAGAGCAGATCGCGGCGTGGCCGATAACGCAGCGGTTCGTGGTGCAGCAGCTCATTCTGGACTATTTGAGGAACCGGGAAGACCTGCGCGCCTATGAGGACACGGGGCTGACACCGGAGGAGTTTCAATCTTATGCGGTGTTTCTTCAGGATTTAATCGGAAACCAAAAAGCCAGTGAAGCACTGGACAGATTCCGCTGGCTGGCCGAGGCCGACAAGGACGGGCGGCTGGTGGTGCTGCCGTGCAAGGTGGGCGATGCGGTGTATCGGTTATTTGTGGGAAATCCCGATAACCCTGTGATTGCAACGCTCAAAATAAACACCGTGACCGAAGCGGTAAAGCTTATTGGCAAAATGGGGATGCACAAATACATCGGGACATTCCTGACCCACGAGGAGGCGGAGAAAGCATTGGAGGCGATGAAGGATGGTTGAATTAAAACCGTGCCCGCTCTGCGGCGGTAAAGCACGGTTGTTTGTAAGTGGCGGCGTAAGAGTAATTTGCTCTAAATGCTATGTAGGCACAATGATTCTGACGGACAATATGGAATACGAAAGCAACGCCGTAGAAACGGTAATCGAAGCATGGAACAGGAGGGATGACAATGGCAACCGTTAAGTGCGCGCGGGGCAAGAGAGGACGCCCGTCCCGTGAATGGTATGACGGCAAGAAGTATCGCGTCTACTGCCTCGGGTGGGTTGACCCGATGACGGATAGCCCGCTGCCGGAATGTTTGGCTTGCCCCGATTTTGTTGACAAGGCGCAGGATGACTTAGAGACGTTTTATGGGAGGGCGGACAATGGCTGAATACATTGAGAGAGAAAAAACAGTTGAGCTGCTCAGAAGTCTTGGAAATAGAGAATACCGAAAAGAAAATGGCACCATTCAGGAGGCAATTAAGATGATTTCCTACCCTGAGTATACGCCCACCGCCGACGTGGCCCCGGTGGTGCATGGGTGCTTCGAGCCGTGTTTTGACGAGAACGGTAATTGGCGGCAGGGCTTTGCGAAATGCTCGAATTGCGGCAAGGAATACTACGCACAGGTAATCAACCATTTTGGTTTCTGCCCCAACTGCGGCGCGAAGATGGACGGAGGTGTCAGCGATGAGGCTGATTGACAGGGATGCTATTCATTGGCGACCAGATGAAAATTGGGAGCTTTACGCTAAGGCAGCAGATATTAGGGCCATCCCCATCGTCGATGCTGTGGTCGTTACTCGCTGCAAGGACTGTGTACATTGGGATGATGACCCCGATACTTATGGGACAGATGACGGCCCGAAAGGCAAATGTATGAAATCATTTGAAATGATGTGCGCAGATGGCTTTTGCAGCTACGGCGAACCGAAGGAGAGGACACATGCTGACGATCACGATTAAAGCCAACGTCCCCGCCGCTGACGCGCAGGGCATCAAGGAGCGCATCGCCATGGACATCGAGCGATACGGCGACTGCAAGGTCGTGAGCATCGTGAGCGACCGGGGACGGGAAGAACAGCTACGAATGAAATAACGCCTGCGGGCGAAAATAGAAAGGAATTTTGCTATGAAAAAGTATATCGGAACGAAACTTATTGAGGCGGCACCGGCTATCCGCAAGGGAGGCAAGGTCTATGAGAAGACCCAGCCCATCCCGAGAAGCATGGACCCCGAGGAAGATGGCTACAAAGTCTGCTACCCTGACGGATACGAATCTTTCAGCCCGAAGCAGGTTTTTGAAGAGGCGTATCGACTGACTGACGGGCTGAGCTTTGGACTTGCTATCGAGGCGGCAAAGAAAGGAATGAAGATCGCACGCCGCGGCTGGAACGGTAAGAACCAGTACGTCGAGCTTGCGGAGCGTATCAGCTACGAGAACGCCGCGCACGAGGTAATTAACGCCAAGCACGAGGCCATCGGAAACAAAGCGCTTGCCTTTGTCGGCACGTCCGGCGTACAGCTCGGATGGCTGGCCTCGCAGGCCGACATGCTGGCTGATGACTGGGTGATCGTCGGGGAAGCGGTGGCCGAATGAGCATCAACATCAAGAAGTACACCAAAGCCCAGATGGCGAAGATGGTGGAGGACGCGCAGACAGAAGTGCAGGAATTAAAGCGGGTAAACGCCGCACTGACCGAGCAGATCGACCAGATGAACGGCGAGGCCATCAACAAGGACAACGAGATCGAGAAGCTGAAAGCGGACTTTGATTCAGCCAAAAACTCGGCTCAGTGTTTGAACGATCAGGGGCAACAGTATTGGAGAGCGTGGCAGGCATCGAAGCGAGAAGTTGCCGACTTGAAAAACAAACTCAATGACACCGAGGCGGCGCTGGGGCGGGCGAACAATGATCTCGCTTTTAAGGGGACGGTCATTGATGTAATGCGTGACGGGCGATACAACGCAGAGCATCGCGCCAATTACGCAGAAGCCCACCCGTGGCGTAACCTGTGGGCGTGGGTGAAGAGAAAGCTCAAAATGGCATAAAGAGAGGCAGGGCGGAAGCCCTGCTTCTTTTTTGCTGTGGGAGAGAGAGGGGAAGGGGGGATTATAGGGGGGATAGGGAGAGAGGGGGCTATACGCAGGATGTATCTATGTTGTGTGTATGTAACTATACAGAGGGAAGCGCAGAAAGGGGAAGAGAAAGTTTCCGCGCCCGTGGTGAGAAATAAAAGATGGCGTGTTACCGTCGGAAATAGGAAGCTCGGTTCCTCGAGCGGGGATAAGAATGCTGCGCGATAAGGCCGAGGACGGGGGGGCTTGCAGCATAAAAAAGAAAGGCGGTGGCGGCATGGCAAAAGCGGGGTGTCATCCCAAATATGCGACGGTCGAAGAAATGCAGGCCGTCATTGACCAATACTTCGAGGATTGCAAGGGCGAGCCGATTATCGGGGATGATGGGATGCCGATCCTCGACAAATCCGGGCAGCCGTTTATCATTCATCAGCGCCCACCGACGGTGACGGGGCTCGCGCTTGCGCTGGGATTTACGAGCAGGCAAGCGCTGATGAACTATCAGGCAAAGAAAGGATTCGTTGACACGGTTACGCGCGCGAAGGCCCGCATCGAGGCTTATGCCGAGGAACGGCTCTTCGACCGAGACGGTCAGCGTGGCGCGGAATTCAGCCTGAGATACAACTTCCGCTGGGTAAATGACGAGAAGAAGGAAGACGGCGGAGAGACCGCGTGCGGTGTGGCAGAGCTGCCCGCGGTAATGCCTGTTCCGAAGGACGCTGGAGGTGATGCGAATGGCGAAGCGTAGCGTGGTATGGAAGCCGCAGCCCAAACAGGCGCTCTTCATGAGCCGCTGGGAGGACGAGGCTCTATACGGCGGCGCAGCCGGTTAGGCGGTGGAAAATCCGATGCGTTGGTCATTGAGGCATTGCGGCAGGTGGATATCCCGTATTACAAGGCGATCATCCTGCGAAAGACCTTCCCGCAGCTTGCCGAGCTCATTGACAAGACGCTGAACTACTACCCGCGTATCTATCCGGGCGCGCGTTACAACGGCAGCAGCCACACATGGACATTCCCGAGCGGGGCGAAAATACTCTTCGGCTCGATGCAGTATGCAAAGGACAAGATCAAGTATCAGGGGCAGGCGTATGACTTTATCGCATTCGACGAGCTGACCCACTTTACATGGGAAGAATACAGCTACCTCTTTTCCCGAAACCGACCGAACGGGCCGGGGACGCGTGTATACATCCGCAGCACGGCGAACCCCGGCGGTGTGGGGCACGGATGGGTCAAGGAACGTTTCATCACGGCAGCGCCGCCAATGAGGACCATCCGCGAGGATGCCGTCGTGCGCTTTCCAGATGGGCACGAAGAACATCGGCAGAAGAGCCGCATCTTTGTGCCGAGCACGGTATTCGACAATAAGATACTGCTCAAGAACGACGACAGCTATTTGACGCGCCTTGCGTCGATGCCGGAGGCAGAGAAGAACGCACTGCTCTACGGCGACTGGGACACGTTCTCCGGGCAGGTGTTTACCGAGTGGCGCAATGACAGCGAACACTACCGAGACCGCATCCATACGCACGTCATCACGCCTTTTCAGGTGCCGAAAGAGTGGCCGATCTGGTGCGCAATGGACTGGGGATATTCAAGGCCGTTCGCCATCGGCTGGTTCGCGGTCGACCAAGATAGGCGGCTCTACCACATCCGGGAATATTACGGCTGCACGGGCACGCCGAATGAGGGCGTGAAGATGGAACCGACGGCGGTGGCCCGCGAGATGAAGCGTATCGAGGCCGAAGACCCGAATCTCAAGGGGCGGCACATCTTCCGTGTGGGCGACCCCGCCATTTGGGGCACGCAGGGCACGGAGAGCATCGGCGCTCTCTTTGAGCGTGAGCGCGTCTACTTCGAGAAGGGGGATAACGCCCGCATTGATGGCAAGATGCAGCTGCACAACCGCTTCGCGTTCGATGAGAACGGCATTCCGATGCTGTATATCTTCGATACGTGCAAGAATTTTATCCGCACGGTGCCAAACCTCGTTTACGACGAAAAGGACGTTGAGGACGTGAACACCGAGCAGGAGGATCATATCTATGACATGACACGCTATGTGTGCATGGAGAATCCCATTGCGGCGCGGGTAAATAAGACGCCGAAGCCGGTCTTGTACGACCCGCTGGACATCAATACGCCGAGCTACGACAGATACGCGTGGTTCCAACACAACTGACAGGAGGGGAAGACATGGCAGGGACGAGAAAATTCCCGCAGACGCAGCAGCAGGCCGACGCGGCTGGCGCTGCTGCGATGTTGGATGCAAAGGCAGAAGCGCCGCTTGTAGGCGCATTCCGCGACAGCGACGCGGCGATGAGCAGCGGCGCAGCCATCGGCAGCAAGGAGATCGGCGACGCCGTAGAAACGCTGCAAAAGTACAAGCAGGGCAAGAGCAACTTCGAGAACCGCATCATCAGCGAGGAACGCTGGTGGAAGCTGCGGCATTGGGAGGATATCCGACGCGGGACGAAAGATGCGGGGGAATCGCCAGAGCCTGCGAGTGCGTGGTTGTTTAACTCGATCATGAATAAACACGCCGACGCGATGGACAACTACCCCGAGCCCGTATGCCTGCCTCGCGAGCAGAGCGACGAGGAAAGCGCGCAGACGCTCTCGTCCGTGCTGCCGGTCATCATGGAATACAACGAATTTGACAGCACATACAGCTTCGAGTGGTGGGAAAAGCTCAAACACGGCGTGGCGATCTACGGCGTGTTCTGGGACAAGGGGAAAGACAATGGGCTCGGCGACATCGCTATCGAGGGTATTGACCCGCTGAATATCTTCTGGGAGCCGGGTGTTGAGGACATCCAGAAGAGCCGCAACGTGTTTACGGTGGCGCTCGTCGACCGCGACATCATCGAGGACGAATACCCGCAGTTTGCGGATAAGCTCAGCGGCAGCAGCATTGAAACGGCGAAATACGAGTACGACGACACGGTGGACACGAGCAACAAGGTCGCCGTGATCGACTGGTATTACCGCAAGAAGACCGCAGACGGGCGAACGGTGCTGCACTACGCGAAGTTCGTCGACGAGGAGCATATCATCTACGCCAGCGAAAACGACCCCGAATATGCGGAGGGCGGATTCTACGAAGACGGGGAATATCCGTTTGTGTTCGACGTGCTGTTCCCCGAGAAGGGAACACCTGCGGGATTTGGATATACGGCCATTGCAAAGGATCCGCAGCTCTACATTGACAAGCTTTGGGGCAACATCCTCGAAACTTCAATGATGGGCAGCAAGCGCCGGTATTTCGCGAGTGAAAGCCTGAACATCAACGAAGAAGAGTTCCTTGACTGGCGAAAGCCGATCATCCACGTGTCCGGCCAGATCGACGAGAGCAGGCTCCGCGAGGTAACGACGCGCCCGCTCGATTCCATCTACGCGAATATCGTGCAGATGAAGATCGACGAGATGAAGGAAACGAGCTCAAACCGCGACGTGTCCAACGGCGGCACATCCAGCGGCGCGACGGCTGCGGCGGCTATTTCTGCGCTTCAGGAGGCGGGCAACAAGGCGAGCCGCGATATGATTTCGGCGTGCTACCGCGCGCAGGCGAAGATCGTAAAGCTGTGTATTGAGCGCATGCGGCAGTTCTACGATGCAGTGCGCACTTTCCGCATCACAAATGAAATGCCATACGAGTATGCGCAAATCGGCGTGAACGAGCTTGGCGATCAGGTGACGGGTGTGGACAGCCTCGGCAATGACCTGTTCCGCAGGCCGGTCTTTGACATCAAGATCAAGGCACAGAAGAAGAACCCATTCTCCCGCGCGGAACAGAACGAGCGGGCAAAGGAGCTCTATTCGCTGGGCTTCTTCTCCCCCGACAGGGCGCAGGAGAGCATGATCGCGCTCGACATGATGGATTTTGAGGGCATCGACAAGATCAAGAGCCAGGTCAACGAGGGCGCGACGCTCTACAACGTCGTGCAGCAGCAGAGCGAGCAGCTGCAAAAGGCTCTCGCGGTTATCCAGCAGCTTACGGGACAGGACATGGGCATCGGAATGGCGGGCGGCACGCAGAGCGGCGGCTCGACACGCAAGAGCGGCAGCAGTGGCGGAATTGAGAGCAAGAACGCCGACGCGCAGAGCGCGCAGACGCCATACATGCAGAAGCTTGCCGAACAGTCTAAGCCGAACATGGACACGGGCAGCAGTGCGGCGATGCCGGGGGTGTAAGCGCATGACGATGGTTCACATCGAGCACGAGATCGGTCGCTACATGATCCTGTGCGAAGGCCATTCGGCGGACGAGAAATGCTGCAACTACATTACTGGCGTGATGTACGCTTTCGGTGGCTATGTGAAGAACATGGAAGCCGAGGGAGAGTGCGAGGTCTACGGCTTCGAGATAGACGAGGGTGCGCCGCGCTTTCTCATCCACTGCGGCGGCGATGAGCGCATCGAGGCGGCATTTCTTGCGGCCTGCATCGGGCTCAAGCAGCTTGAGGCCACGAGGCCGGACGCGATCTGCGAGTGCATCGAAGAAAATTAAAATTTTTTTCTCACCCGTGGTGAGACGGAGGAAGCCGCATGTTACGCTTTAGGCGTGCGAGTGGCTTCCTCCTATTCATACGCCCGCGAGGGAGGGCCGGCGTTTTTCTTCATCTTTTCGCCGCGCTCCCCTCCCCTGCGGATGATGGGAAGCGCTGCACGGCCTACACGGAGGGCCGAATATCCGCGATTTGACAAGCAGGAGGGATACCATGAACCTCAAAACCACGCTTCGCGTGATCCTGAGCCTCTTTGACGGCGGCACTGCCGCTGCGGGAGCCGCTGCCGGTGCATCGGGCGGCGCTGAGGGAGGCGCGAGCACACAGGGCGAGACCACGAATGCAAGCTCTTCTCCCACCCGGAAGGGCAAAACGGGCGAATACGCCAACGTCGTGTTCGGCAAGCAGGAGACACCTGATGATACGGGAGCCTCTTCTGGCGAGCCGAAAGGCGAGGGCGTGAAGATGCAGCAGCACGACGCCGGGGCTGCGGAAAAAGGCGGGGAAGACCTCAAAAAGGAGTTCCTTGATCTCGTAAACGGCAAGTACAAGGACGTCTATACCGCGGAGACACAGCGCATCATCAACCGCAGATTTGGCGAAGAGAAGGCTAAAGACCAGAAAATCGCCGATTCGCAGCCCATTATCGACACACTGATGCGCCATTATGGCGTGGCGGACGGCAATATGAGCAAGCTGCGTGCGGCTTTTGAGGGCGATGCGGCGCTCAACAGCGTGCTCTACAATGCGGAAGCGGAGAGCATGGGCATGAGCGTTGAACAGTACCGCGAGTATGCGCGGATGCAGCAGGAAAACGAAGCGCTCAAACGTCAGGAAGAAGACAGGCAGCGCCAGCAGAAAGCCGACGAGACATATAACGACTGGATTCGTCAGGCGAGTGAGCTGGTCGGAACGGCGGACGCGCCGGGTGAGTACCCTGACTTCGACCTCAAGCGCGAAGTCGCGGAGAATCCGCGCTTCATTGCGATGCTGCGCGCTGGCGTTCCTGTAAAAGACGCTTACGAGGTATCCCATTTAGGCGACATTCAGGCTCGCAGCGCGGCGAAAGCTGCGGCAGAGATGGAAAAGCGCGTGATGGACAACGTCCGCGCGAAAGGAATGCGCCCAAACGAGAACGGAACCACTTCCCAGCCGGGGGTCATTGTCAAGAGTGACCCGAGCAAATTCACGAAGGCCGACCGCGCAGAGATCGCAAGGCGCGTGCGGCGCGGCGAGCGCATCGTATTCTGATGCCCGCCTAATTTACCGACTGTAAGAAGGGAGACAAAACTCTATGAAGAAATTTAAAGACATTTTCATTCTGCCCGTCATTCTGAGCCTGTTTGAGGGCCAGACGAATGTGACGACCGATGCCGGTCTCTCGGGCGAGATGAAGACCTACTACTGCGACACCCTGATCGACAATGCTGAACCTGAGCTGGTGCATGACCGCTTCGCGCAGAAGCGCAACATCCCCAAGGGCAAGGGCAAGGAGATCGAGTTCCGCAAGTATGATCCGCTGCCCAAGGCCTTGACGCCCATCACCGAAGGCGTTACGCCCAAGGGCCGTAAGCTGTCCATGACCACGCTGACCGCGCAGGTCGACCAGTACGGCGATTTCGTCGAGATTTCCGATATCCTCGACCTGACCGCCATCGACAACAACCTGCAGGAAGCGACGGTGCTGCTCGGCTCTCAGGCGGGCCGCACGCTCGACACCATCACCCGCGAGGTCATCAACGGTGGCTCCAACGTCCAGTACGGCGAAGGTCAGGTGACGGGCCGCCATCTGCTAGTTGGCGGCGAGACCACGGGCAACCACTATTTCACGGTGCGTGCCGTCCGCAAGGCGGTTCGCTTCCTGAAAACCATGAACGCCCCGCGCTATGAGGGCTCCTACTGGGCCATTATTCACCCTGACTGTTCCTACGACATTCAGGATGACCCTGACTGGAAGCGCCCGCACGAGTACAAGGACACCAGCAACATCTACGACGACGAGATCGGCAAGATCGCGGGCGTCCGCTTCATCGAGACGACCGAAGCGAAGGTGTTCCACGCCGACGACCTGACCGAGGGCGCACGCGACCTGACCGTCAAGAGCGCATCCGGCAAGGTTCTGACCGTAAACGAGGTCATCACCACTGCTGACGCTGCAAAGTTGGCTGGCCGTGAGGTCGTCATCGGTGGTGCGCTTCTTGAGATCGAGAGCGCCACGGCTGCGGGTGCTGGCAGCGCGACGATCACGTTGAAAGAAGCGCCTGCTGCCACCCCGACGGCGTCGACCGCCATCTATCCGGGCGAAGCCGGTGCGAAGGGCCGCAACGTCTACTCCACCCTCATCATGGGCGCGGAGGCTTACGGCACGACCGAGCTGACCGGTGGTGGCCTTGAACACATCGTCAAGCCGCTCGGATCTGCCGGTACGGCTGACCCGCTGAACCAGCGTGCAACCGTCGGCTGGAAGGCGACCAAGGTCGCCGAACGTCTGGTTGAGGCATATATGATTCGCGTGGAGACCACTTCTACGTTTGACGAGACCCCGCTGACCTAACCACCAAGGGGGCGGCTGTGAACGCCGCCCCCGACACTGAAACGGAGGAAAGACCGATGAGCGAAGCAAAAAACGCCGTTGCGGCTGTGAACGCCGATCGCGCAGGCGAGGAATACGTCAGCGTCCGCCTGTTCAAGGACAGCGGCAAGTACAAGGATGACCTGCTGGTGTGCGTGAACGGCGAAAGCTGCCTGATCCAGCGCGGTGTGACCGTGCAGGTCAAGAGAAAGTTCCTGTGGGCCATCCAGAACCAGATGAGACAGGATGCCTCGACCGCAAATCTCATCCAGACGATGAGCAGCGACTACGTTGAGAGCGCGAAGGCCCACAACGCGTAAGTGAATACGACCGCGAGACACGAAAAATGAGTTGCGACACGGCGCAGCAAGGGACGAAAAAGTCGCTCTTGCTGCGCCGTTTTCCATAAGAGAGGTGACAACATGGTTATTGAAAATGCTTACGCGTTCGAAGAGATCAAGCTCGGGCGCAGGGGCGAGAATCAGGCGCGCAAGGTCGTCTTTGACGTGCTGGGAAAGTGGCGCGATGGCTATGGCGAGGGCGTGGCGAGCCTGATCGTGCAGCGAAACGGCGATGCGCAGCCGTATCCCGTGACGGTGACAGAAGAGGACGGCGCGCTCGTGTGGCTGGTATCGAGCGTTGATACGGCGGTGTCCGGTGAAGGCGCGGCAGAGCTGCGCTATACCGTTGGCGATACCATTGTGAAGAGCCAGATATATAAAACACGCGTGCGCGAAACGCTGGAAAACAGCGGAGAGACACCGCCTCCGGCCTACCAAAGCTGGGTCGACGAAGTTTTGCAGGCGGCGGCGGATGCGGAGACGGCGGTTTCCAAGATGCCCTACGTCGACGAGACCACGGGCAACTGGTTCAAGTGGGACGCCACGGCGGGCGCTTTTGCCGACACGGGCGTTGCCGCGACCGGCCCGCAGGGCGAAGTCGGCCCCAAGGGAGACAAGGGCGATACCGGTGACACAGGAGCGCAGGGAGAAAAGGGCGAAACCGGCCCGCGAGGCCCACAGGGCATTCAGGGTGAGACAGGCCCGAAGGGCGAGAAAGGCGAGGTTGGCGCGACCGGTGCGCAAGGCCCGGAGGGCAAGCAGGGGCCGCAGGGATTGACCGGCGAGACCGGCCCCATCGGCCCGCAAGGCCCGCAAGGCCCGCGCGGCGAACAGGGCGTTCAAGGCGAGCAGGGCCCACGCGGTGAAACCGGAAAGGGCTTCACGGTGCTGGGCTACTACGACACGAAGGCGGCGCTCGACGCCGCGCAGAAAGCGACCGCAGCGGCAGGCGATGCCTACGGCGTGGGCACGGCGGCGCCCTATGACATCTACATTTTCGACGGCATTACCGGAGAGTTCGTCAACAACGGCCCCTTGCAGGGCGCGAAAGGCGACACGGGGCCAGAGGGTCCGCAGGGTCCGAAAGGAGACCCCGGCGAGACTGGTCCTCAAGGCCCTGCCGGAGCGGATGGCGCGAAGGGAGATACCGGCTCAGAGGGGCCAAGGGGACCGCAGGGCGAGACTGGCCCAGCTGGTGCAGATGGCAAAACGCCGGTCAAAGGCACAGACTACTTCACACCTGCTGACGTCAACGAGATCGCGGCAGAAGCGGCGAAGAAGGTCGACATCTCCGGCAAGCTGGATAAGACCGGCGACGGCAGCAACGTCACGGCGGCGTTCACGGCGGCGGAGACGCGTACCAATATCGCAACTGGTGAGAAGTTGTCGATACTGCTTGGTAAGATTGCCAAGTGGCTAGGCGACCTCAAAGCTCTTGCATTCAAGGACAAAGTTGCTAAGACTGACCTTGCAGACGACGTGCAGACAAGTTTGGGCAAGGCTGACAGCGCTTTGCAGAGTGCGCCGGTCACGTCGGTCAACGGTAAGACGGGCGCGGTCACGATCAGTGTTCCGACTGTCCCCTCCACTACATCTCTCATCAAGGGCAACGGCTCGGGCGGGCTGGTGGCGGCGACGCGAGGAAGCGACTACATCGCATCCGGCAACATCACCAAGCAGACGCTTGTCGCATCGGAATCCACGCCCACCGAAAACTACGCGATCAACTGGGTGTACGGCTAAGGAGGTGCTGAGATGGCAAATGCAAAACTCGGCAGTAAAGCCGTCGGCAGTATCGTCAAGCTAAAAGTAAACGGTACGGCCAAAGAGTTCATTGTCGTCCATCAGGGCAAGCCCGGATCGATGTACGATGACTCCTGCAACGGCACTTGGCTGTTGATGAAGGATATCTACGAGAATCGTGTCTGGCAGAGCGGAGACATCAACAAGTACGAAAGCAGCGACATCCACGCCTACCTGAACAGCACGTTTCTTAACCTATTCGACAGCAATATCAAGGACGCCATTAAGCAGGTGAAGATTCCCTATCGCAAGAACGGCGGTTCGGACGGCACCGACCAGAGCGGCGCGAACGGGCTGCCCTGCAAGGTGTTCCTGCTATCCGGTCCTGAAGCCGGCTTGGCTGGCGCAAGCTATATACCGAATGATGGCACTAAGCTGGATTACTTCAACGCGAACACCGGAGTAGACTCCAAGCGCATTGCATATCTGAGTGGTACGGCCACTGCTTGGTGGCTCCGCTCCCCGAGCACCTACAGCGCCAACTACGTGTTGGTCGTCAACTCCGACGGCGGCTACAACGACGACTACGCATCCAACTCGAGCGGCATTCGCCCCGCTTTGATGCTCCCGCAGGACATGGAAGTCGACAGCTCGGGCAATGTCACGCCGCCCCCACCGCCCGCTACACACAAAACTCTCGTCAACGGCACGGTCTACGAAGTGAAGGGCGGGAAGTGCATGGTTGACGGCACGGTGTATAACATCCTCAAGGGCAGGACGCTGATTGACGGCACGGGGTATGACATTACGTTTAAGCCGAGCTACGACCCGGTATTTGCCAACAACACGTGGGAGCAGATCATCGAGGCATGTCACAACAATGAAGTGCCCGACGCATGGAAGGTGGCAGACCAGAAACCCATGACCATTGGCGGCTCGGACTATCTGATCGACATCATCGGCAAGAACCACGACGACTATTCAGACGGATCGGGCAAAGCTCCGCTGACGTTCCAACTGCATGATTGCTATAAGATAGCAAAGGCAATGCACTCCACTGCTTCAAATGCCATGGGTTGGACACAATGCTCTATGCGAGTAGAGCACTTGCCCATTATGTTGAAGCAGATGCCTGCGGACGTACAGAGCGGCATCCGTGAGGTGAACAAAATTTCCGCGAGCAGCGGTCGGAGCCACGTGCTCGTAACTACGAAAGATAGCCTATTCTTACTGAGCGAGGTTGAAGTTTTTGGTAGTTCCATTAACTCCAACTCAGGTGAAGGCACGCAGTACGACTACTACAAAGCTGGTAACAGCACGGTGAAGAACTTTAACGGCAGTGCATACGACTGGTGGGAGCGTTCTCCATCTGCCGGTAGCACCAGATATTATTGTACTGTCAAAAGCACAGGTAGTTCTATAAACAGTGGTGCAAATGCTATCCGTGGCGTGGCCTTCGGCTTCTGCTTCTAAAGAAAAGAAAGGACTGATTATTTATGGCAATCTACATCAAAGTCAACAACACCGAATACCCCGCAGAGATCAACGGCAACCCCAAAGACCGCTCGTGGGGCGAGCGCGACACCAAGACCATCACACTCACGATGACCTCCGCCGAGGTCGCGGCACTGCTGACTGACAACACGCCGTGGAGCATCGTGCTGCGCGAGACAGTGAACAAGCTTGACAACGACGGCAATCCAACGGGCGAGACCGAGGAGGTCGTCAACGAGTGGGACAACAGCGCGTACAGTCTGAGCGGGGCCATCACTGACCACCGCGACGGCACCGTATCTATCAAGATGGGCAAGCCCACGGAAACCGAGAGCGCCAAAGCGACCGTTACCGCCCTTGCGGGCGCGCCGGTCACATATGCCCGTGCGGTGAAGCTGCGGCCCATCATCGAGCAGGCGGCGGTCAGCCTGAGCGACGGCGAGGCGGCGAGCGTGCCGGAACTCATCGCAGCATGGGCGTATCCTGTTGCTTACGCGGAGGGCGACCGCAGGAGCTACGGCGGCAAGGTGTACAAGTGTCGGCAGGCGCATACCTCGCAGGCCGACTGGACGCCGGACAAGACGCCCGCGCTGTGGGTCGTGATCGACGTTACCCACGCGGGCACGCAGGCAGACCCCATCCCCGCAAGCCGCGGCATGGAGTACGAGTACGGCAAGTACTACCTCGACAGCGAGGACGGCAAGACGTACAAGTGCGAGCGTACCGGCGAGGCCGCGGGCGGGAAGATCGTCTTGCAGTATCTGCCGCATGAGTTGACGGGACAGTATTTCACGGAGGTCTAATGTATGAAAATGCTGAAAGCTATCCGTGACGCGGACGCGCTGCGGCCTAACAAATTGAGCACGCCGCGCAAGGCGGAAATCCTCATGGTGCTTGAGCACCGAATCGCCGAGATGATGGGGGCGGAAGCACCCACCCTCAAGGTGAGTGTGGAGGATGACACCGCGAGCGTCGAGGATATGGAATTGCTGCTTCCGGACGGGCACAACGAGTGTTACCACCTGTATCTGGCAGCGCAGCTCGACGCCTACAATCAGGACAGCGCGCTCTATGCCAACGACCATGCCATTGCCAACGAGGCGGTGGCCGATGCTATGGCATGGTGGCGGCGCGAGAACCGAAAAGAGAGCAAGGGCAACTGGAAGGTGTGATGACAAGTGCCGACGACATTTCAGCTGGTGGAGACGACCTTCCCGAACGGGGAAGGCAAAGACACGCAGGAGCAGATCAACGGGGTCTATGACTACCTTTTCGTGCTTCTGGAACAGCTTCGGTATACGCTCTTCAATCTGGACGGGAGCAACATCAATCAGAATGCACTAAGCGAGTTTATCAAGAATATTTCCGAGCCGATCTACGCCAAGATCGAGGATACGGACAAGAATGTAAATGAAATTTCCATTACAGCAAAAGGATTAGATGCTCGACTTAGCGACGCCGAGGGGAACATCACGCAGCTTTACACAACGGCAAAGGGCTTGCAGGTAAGTGTTTCAAACCTTGACGGCGCGATCACTAACATCAAGACCGACGTGAACGGCATCCGCGCGACGGTACGCACCAAGATCGACGCAACGCAGGCGCAGAGCATCTTTGACCAGAGCGCCCAGGGCTTCACGCTGGCCGCAACGAGCGGCGAGAATGGGACGGTCTTCAAACTCAATTACAACGGCGCACAGATTGCAAGCACGGGCAGCGTTGACCTCTACGTGGACGCGGTGAACATCTATGGAACGCTGACGGCGACGGAGATTGAAGGGGACAGGATCACCGTGCGCAATGATGAGGGACGACGCTGTGGGGACATCTACACGGAGTACGCCAGCACGGCGGACTACAAAATGACGCTCGAGAGCAAGGCGATGGAGT